ACTTTGTTCCATATACGGGCGCTACGGGAAACGTAGACTTAGGGGCAAATAACCTAACGGTAGGCGGGGGGCTTGGTGTAGGCGGAGGGCTGTTTGTTTCAGGAGCAGTACTCTTTTCGGGTAGCTCTGTTTTTGATGATACTAATATTACGGGACTCTTTCAAATATCAGGCAGCTCAGGGGCTTCGGGACAGGTGCTTACTAGTGCGGGACTTGGCAATCCTCCTGTATGGAGCAACCCCCTAACAGCATATGTCCCGTATACAGGTGCCACAGGAAATGTTGACTTAGGTGCTAACAGCCTTGAGGCGACAGGGGTGGACGTAAAAACAGGTCCACTGCTAGCCAATGGCGCCGCAGGAACGTCGGGAGACTACCTAACAAGCGGAGGCGCGGGTACAAATCCAACATGGACGGCAAGCCCGTTTGGCAAGAATTATGGCTCATTCTATTCTTCTCTAGACCAAACCTGCGTATCAGGTGGATTAGAGGCAATGATATATGAGAATACTGACTTGGGAGACGGCAATATCAATATTGGGCTTAATGGCTCGGGTGATGCCACTCGGATAACATTTGCAAAAGGGGGCGTTTATAATATTCAGTTTTCTGCTCAGATTCAAAAGACAGGGGGGTCTGAGGACAAACTATCTATATGGCTCAGAAAGAATGGCGTTGATGTCCCAAGTACAAATACGCACGTCACGCTTAAGGCTAATCAGAACTATGCGGTAGCCGCATGGAACTTCTTTGTCTCTGTTAGCTCTTTGCAGTATGTAGAGATTATGTGGAGTCAAAACGGCTCAGTATCGATAGTGCATGAGCCGCCTGATGTGGTAATTCCTCATCCCGCAACACCTTCTGTTATTCTTACTGTGAATCAAATTTCATAATGGATATAAGAAAGATTGCCATAGGTCCTGACTATAAAGGTGGCGCCATGCATTATGTAGTGGGTCAAAGAGTCTTGGGCGAAAGCAACGAAATTCATTTAATCAAATACGATAGTGATACTAACTCTTATAAGATATACGTCATCAACAAAAAGGATGAGGTGACTCTTTGGAAGGAGTTTAATTCAACGGTTCCCGTTTCGGTAGAATATAATATTGACTTTTGATGAAATCTCCGTTCTATTTTATAGTTAACCCTGTAATGGGGAAGCGATATGATAACACCAAAGAAATTGGTGGGGTGGAGCTTATTGTAAGCGTATCTGAAGAAGACCATAAATTCTCGAATCGATTCGCCGAGGTATTGGAGACACCCGCAAAATATGACGGCCCCATATCAAAAGGCGATATACTGCTTGTTCACCATAATGTTTTCAAGTATTATAATGACATCAAGGGTCGCCAAAAAAGTGGCAAGAGCTTCTTTAGAGATGACGTATTCCTTATTGAGCCCGAGCAATTTTTTATGTACAAGCATGATGGCGAATGGCATACGCATGACAGGTACTGCTTTGTTAAGCCGATTGACGCGATAGACTCTACCATAAAAAAGCCGTTCAAGAACGAGCCGCTTATGGGGGAGATGATGTATCCCAATAAATATCTTACCGACAGGGGGGTTGGCAAAGGAGACAAGGTTTGTTTTACTCCTGAGAGCGAATACGAGTTTGATGTGGAGGGAGTGAAGATGTACAGAGTGTTTGACCATCAAATTACAATCAAATTATGAATCAAATTAAAGACTCTAGGGAATTAAGGGAAAGAATCATTGAGGCGGGGTATCAGGCAGTAGAGCACCTGATTGAGGTTGCCAAAGAAAGGATTGTTGATGGCGATGACGGTCTTACTGCCGATAAATTAAAGAATGCTGCTGCTACAAAAAAGCTAGCAATATTTGACGCCTTTGAAATCCTAAAAAGGATTGAGTCAGAGAACGATAATATAAACGAGACGGTAACAGAAACAAAAGATACAATACAAGGTTTTGCAGAACGAAGGTCTAGAACATAATTCACTCTACAAGGTATTGGACGACTACATACCTAAGAGGGTTCTTTCAAAAAAGAACACTTCTAGGACTTGGGAGTACGGATACAATGCTACGCATGATGTTATTGTCATCTCAAAGACGGGTCAGGTCGGAGATGTGGTGAGTGTGTTCGGGCTGCCTATTGGACTTCCTCCCGCGCCCGAGAAGTGTCCTCAAAGACACCAAAGCGCCCCTGAACAGTATTGGGAGAGAAAAGAAATACCAAAGGAGCTATCAAGGATTCAATCTATATTCCATTGGAATGAGATGCCGTCTGACTTTAAAAGCCGTTGGGTTGACTACATAGAGCAAGAGTTTGACTACAGGGAAGAAGGCTATTGGTTTATGAACAATGGTGTCCCAACCTATATAACAGGCTCTCATTATATGTACCTGCAATGGTCGAGCATAGACGTTGGTTACCCTGACTTCAGGGAGGCGAACAGAATATTCTTTATTTTTTGGGAGGCTTGTAAGGCAGACCCTAGGTGCTTTGGCATGATATACCTTAAGATTAGACGTTCAGGATTTTCCTATATGTCATCGTCTGAGTGCGTCAATATAGCAACACTAGCAAGGGATAGCAGGATAGGAATCCTTTCAAAGACGGGTGCTGATGCCAAGAAGATGTTCGTTGACAAGGTGGTTCCAATCAACAACAGGCTACCGTTTTTCTTCAAGCCCATTATGGACGGTATGGATAAGCCAAAGACTGAGCTTGCCTTCCGTGTTCCCGCATCGAAAATCACAAAGAAAAACATATTCGAAACCTCCACCGTGCAGATGGAGGGGTTAGATACCACTATCGATTGGAAGAACACCGAGGAGAACTCATATGACGGCGAGAAGCTTCTTATGTTGGCTCACGATGAAAGCGGAAAGTGGGTAAAGCCGAACAACATCCTTAATAATTGGCGTGTCACTAAGACCTGTTTAAGGCTTGGAAGCAAGATTATAGGTAAGTGCATGATGGGTTCAACCTCAAACGCGCTTAATAAAGGAGGCGACAACTTCAAGAAGCTGTACGAAGACTCTGATGTAAAGAGCAGAAACGCCAACGGTCAGACAAAAAGCGGTCTTTACAAAATTTTTATCCCCATGGAGTGGAACATGGAGGGATTTATAGACATATACGGTATGCCTGTGCTTAGGAAGCCGACTGCTCCTATCAAAGGTGTTGACGGTGCTATGATAAAAAATGGCGCCATTGACTATTGGGAGGCTGAGGTGGAGTCATTGAAGCATGATGCCGACGCTCTCAACGAGTACTACCGACAATTTCCGCGTACCGAGTCCCATGCTTTTAGGGACGAAAGCAAGCAATCCATCTTTAATCTAACAAAAATCTATCAGCAGATAGACTACAACGACTCCTTAATCACAGAGCATCATTTGACAAGGGGTTCTTTTCATTGGAAGGATGGGGTTAAGGACTCAAAAGTGGTTTGGACCCCTGATAAAAGGGGGAGATTCCTTGTTAGTTGGCTGCCTCCTGCTCATATGCAGAACAAATTCATTGAAAGAAACGGTATTCGATACCCTGCTAATGAGCACATCGGGTCTTTTGGCTGTGACCCATATGATATTTCAGGCGTTGTGGGTGGACGCGGCTCAAACGGGTCTCTTCACGGGCAGACCAAGTACCATATGGATGACGCCCCCGTAAATGAGTTCTTTTTAGAATACATAGCCCGACCTCAGACCGCTGAAATCTTCTTTGAAGAGGTGCTTATGGCGTGTTTTTTCTACGGAATGCCTATTTTGGCAGAAAATAACAAGCCAAGGTTGTTATACCACCTTAAAAATCGAGGATATAGAGGCTTTTCTATGAACAGGCCCGACAGACATATATCAAAATTGTCTAAAACTGAGCGCGAGCTCGGGGGGATACCCAATACCTCTGAGGAGGTAAAGCAGGCTCATGCATCAGCTATAGAGACCTATATAGAAAAGTATGTTGGGATAGACCTTGTTGGAACATACAGGCAGTCAGATGTTATGGGCTCGATGCTTTTTACCCGCACCCTAGAGGATTGGGCAAAGTTTGACATAAACGACCGAACAAAATTCGATGCTTGTATTAGCTCAGGGTTGGCGATTATGGCCAATCAAAAGCATCTATATCAAGCTGAGAAAAAGACAAGCAAGCTGACCATAAGCTTGCCTAGGTATACTAACGATGGATTAGCAAGCACTTTAATAAGATGAAAGAGGTAAATATAAACGTAACGTCAACCTTATTCCCTAATCAGTTTGCCTCTGATTCGGAAAAGGCTACCATGGAGTATGGTTTGCAGGTTGGTCAAGCCATTCAATACGAGTGGTTCAGGAGAGATGGCGCCTCTTGCAGGTTTTATTCTCAATGGAGGGACTTCCACAGACTGCGTCTTTATGCTCGCGGAGAGCAGCCTGTTCAAAAATACAAGAATGAGTTGGCGATAAACGGAGACCTGTCATACCTAAACTTGGATTGGCAACCCGTGCCTATTTTGCCAAAGTTTGTTGATATCGTTGTGAATGGTATGTCAGACAGGCTTTTTAAAGTCAAGGCATACGCTCAGGACGCCATGTCTCAGGCTAAGCGCAGCAAATATCAAGACATGATTGAGGGGCAGATGGTGGCTAAAGACGTGCTGTCTATCATACAGGAGCGGTCGGGGGCAAACCCATTTGTTATGGACCCCGAG